AGTCCTTTGTGCTGAAAATTCCCCTTGACATAGCGATTAATGGGGGGGTATATATAAAAAATATTTTCTTTTACTAATTACTTTATAGTTTAATAGCAAGCCAGACTAATAGCCATAGCAACGCGAACACTGGGTTAATAACCAATAGCAATAACAACAATGCTATACTTGGACTAATGAACAACATAATAATAAATAAAGATAATATAATCATTTGCTTCTCCCCCTTGTCTTATAGCAGTAGTAGGAATCGAACCTACGTTTACCATTAGACTATACTGCTAACTATGACTAACTATCAGTAGCTGGCATCTTATTATAGAGCAGTAGGGAATCGAACCCTACACCACGTTAGTACACCTTATTACTCTAACCAGCTGTCACTTAGTTATGCCTGTGACACTTTAATACACCAGGACTTTCGTTAGCTGATATAACCGTGCACCAGTTATCTGTATAGTTGTGCCATAGCTTAACACTTCGTCTATGGACTATACACCACTCATCAGGATAGCTGGACTCGAACCAACACTACATGTTCCCAAAACACGCATGCTACCATTAACACTATATCCTGTTACTATATGCCATAATACGCTCAATACCTAGAACTATAACTTATAACATATAATAAAATAAAGGAGAACACGAACAGCAGGAATCGAACCCACGTTTACAGGTTTGGAATCTGTAGCATTACCATTATACTATGTTCGCTAGATACAAAGGGCTGTTAGTTGCTAGTACTCATTTAATCAAACAGTATGCTTTACAGTTTGCACCCTATGCTTGGCTGTCAACTCTATGACATTTAAGTACCGTCAATCAGTACACCTATTCTTTTAATTCAAAACGTTTAATACTCCAGCCACTACCAATAAGATAGATGTAAATACACTTAGCATAATAGCTAGATAGTCATGGCGATAATACCACTCCTTAAAGTTGGTAACCGAACCTACACCATATAAAATGCCAAGAATAATCAAGGCAATATTAATTACAATCATTTATTCTCCTGACTTTCTACATAGAGTAAGATACAGAACGCGTCTGCCATGTCGTCGTTGATATCATTATCAGGTACTATGTTATAGCTCTTGAGTATCTCAATGCTTTGTACTTTTCGCAATGCACTCTTACCTTTAATTAGATGATACCCACACCATTTACTGTTTGGTACATCAACATAGCCAATGTTATGACGGTTACGCATGACACCCAAGAATGAACCGTTAGCTCTAATCAATGAGATGTTTCCCTTAGATTTGAACGTGATAATAGGTTCTTCAATATAAATAAAGTAGTCAAATAAATTGTAATGCTCAATAATTTCTGTTATACCGTCAGCAATAAGCTTGGCACGTTCCAAAGGATCTTTACTTTTACCACCTGCAATTGAACCGACTACATACTCATTTGTCAAAGGATTACGAAATGCGTAACCAGTATTAGAGGTGCTAAAGTCAATGGCTAAAGCTTTGCTCATAAATCAGAACTCAATTCAATATAAAGCTCTTTAGTAATTTCTCCAATATCAAATAAGTGCTTAACATAGTGTTCATATTCAATCGGAGTCAATACTTCTTTTTGTGCTAAAATATGCTCTTTATTCATTTCTTTATTCTCCCTTAAAAATTAAAGCTGTATCAAGATTAATCAAACCACATTCAACAGCGTTAAGTAAGAACTCGTTAAAGTCAACTTCTGACAATGTCTCTTGCTTAAATAGTAGCTGTTCCTCTGTCATTTGCTTTCCTCTCTCAACTTGATATATATATTATATCAAATGCACTTTTCAGGTTTGGTTTATCCTCTGTTATGTAAGTTATGATTGACTTTGTAGGCATTTTGTGTTATACTATTTATAGGAGGTGACTATGGCTAGAGATAAATATCTGATGTACTTACGACAACAGGAATACAAGAAACGTATTAAAATTAAAGTAGATAATACAAGAGCTAGAATGAACAGAGAATATATGAATCAGTCAGAAGTAGACAAGGAAACATTAGAACTATGGAACAATCAGCCGGCAATACATTTTGATTTAGGGAAAAATAAATAAATTATATTAAAAAATAATTGCCACCTTAGTGGCTTTTGTTTTACGCTTAACCGCAATTTGACTAGAAGTGGCAGAAAGTAAGTGCATTGTGTGTCCTGTTTGTAAAGTATGGTATCAGTAAGCACAATTAGCTTATTGTTTGATTGATTAGGTGATTTATAACTTAGAGCTTTCCAACTCGTAAAAAAATAATTATTAGTGTACCAAATTAAATATAATATATTCTACTACGTTTTTTTTGCACATTAAAGTTAAAGATGTTAAATACACAAGAAAAATAAAATGTACGGAAAAATAATTATTAGTGTACCAAATTAAATGTTAATATATTCTACTACGTTTTTTTTGCACATTAAAAAATAGCTAAAACCGAACAATAAATGTCAATAAATATGTACAAGCATAAAAAACAATAGTTATTTCCGAACAATATTTTTATTCTTGACAAGTCTAAAATAAAAGTATATAATTAATTTATCATCAAGAAAGGAGGTAAAAAAATGGCTAGACCTAAACAAGAATTTTGTTCTAATTGTAACGGAGAAAACCCAAAATGTAAATATAAAGAGACTGGTCGTAAATGTCGTGTTGGTAAAGCTAAAGGCAAAGCTAAAGGTAAGGCAATTTCAAAAGAAACAATAGAAAAAAGAGACAATTATGATTCACTTCTGGGAGATTTACACACAGATTACTTAAATTTTATGTATGATAGAGCATTTAAATACTCAATAAACAAAGAAACAAATAAAGTTGAGTATGAACAAAAGTTTCATACAGTTTATTCTTTCGAAAGATATTTAAACAACATTAATCAAAAATCACTGGCAAGTTGGGCTAGAAGAAAATATGGAGAAAATATGAAAAACTTTAACACAAAAACAAATAAAATGACATCTGATGAATATGAAAAAATCATTTATAGAAAAACTTATGGCAAAAAAGATGACGCTATAAGAGAAAAATTAAATAACGAACAACCCAAAACAACGGATGAAATAGAAAAACTTCGTCTTAAACAAGAACAAGTTTCTAAAAATATTATTAGAACTCAATCATTAGAAGAAGCGATTGTAACAGCTAATGAAATCGAACGCAAACTTAAAGAATGTGATTTAAAAAGAATGACAGACGAAGAAGCCTTGAAAGAAATTGCTGATTTAGCTAATGAAATTGATTTATCTTGGTTCAAATAATATCTAAACGATTAAATCAAGAAAAAAATGGAATTAAGTATTGACAAATATAAAATAATTTGATATCATGATATAAGAAAAGGAGAAATAAATGAAAATTTACTATGTGGCACTAACAACTGATAAAGACACAGTGGCTAAAAATTATAGCGGAAAACGATTATCTCTTTATACAAAAAAACACGAAGCTATTAAGACTTGTGTTTTATTAAATTATCAATGGGAGCTATTTTTCGGAAATGGAGCAAAAGAAGAAAAGCCGTTCAAAGTTTATTGCGTAGAATCAGAGCCAATGGAGGTAACTAGTGACTAAATTGAGAAAAAACCAGGTGGCATTAGTCGTAGGATTAAAAAAAGATTATAAATTGAGAGGCATGAAAATTGAATTTATTTGATAAAGTAAGCACAGCTAAAGAACTTAAAGAATCAGAAGACTTTGCAGGAGGTTTGCTTTGGAATGTACAAGATATTTTGCCTAAAGGTTCACTTGGTCTTATAACAGGTAGTGAGAAGAGTATGAAGTCATCACTAGCTCAAGATTTAGCGCAGGCAATGGCACTAGGAGAACCGTTCGCTGGCAGAGAAACAACTAAAACTAACGTGTTATTTATTCAGAATGAGAATAGCAGACTGACAGAACATCAACGCTTGAAAGGTTCAAGAAGAGATAGTCCTGATAACTTATATTTCTTACATGGTGGAGCTTTCAAACTTGATACATGGAAATATGACAGCCAAGGGAAAAAGCACAATGTAGGGCTTAGAGAGCTATATAACTTCATACTAGAAAAAGACATTGGACTTGTTATCTTAGACCCTCTTAAAGACTTATTAGAAGACAATGAGGTAATCAATGCAAACCAACCAATGGCAGAAGTCCTAAGAGGAATCACTAACCTTAGAAATACTTTAGATGTGAAGCACGACAAGTATGTGACCTTTATGATTGTGGCACATGCTAGAAAACAAGCTGGCGAACAATCTTTGACAGAACGTGACTTCCGTATCATTCCGAGCCATATATTAGGAGCTACGACTATTCCAGCATGGTATGAGGTTGCCTTTACTATGTCGCCTAAAATTAATAGTAAGACTAAAAACAGATATTCTATCATGAAAGTATTTGCTAGAAACTTTGCATTTAATAATGAGATTCTTTGGGGATATGTTGGCTCGGCTTTTACATCAATCGAACAAGATAAGAAAGAACCTGATAGCGAACTAATAGAAAAAGTAAAGGTTGAAACTCCAATCGAAACGACGAAAGAATCGGCACAGGCTTTCTTAGACTTAGCTAAAGAGAAAGGAAAAGTAACAGAAAATGAGTGATAAAAAATACGTTGTTTATTACCATGAAAAAGTAAATGAATACTTCTATGACTATTATTCAAGGTTTAACATGAATGAACAATATTCAAAACCTGTTTTATACAGTGATGATTTTAAATTAATAGAGAGAGCAAAAAATGAACTCAATGAACGACTACAAGAACAAAGCTATTATTTTACACGCTGAAGTGTACGGTTGGTTATATCGTGCATTAGATGAAATGGTAAAAGCAGAATGGCATAATGACGAACTTTTCAAAGTATGGCTTGGACGTGCTGAATTTCTAGTCAGACAGTCGAAAAAATTGCATGCAGCTTGCGAAAATGATTATTCTAAGCGTGCATTGATTAGGGCATTACAATTAAAAGTAGAAATAAATAAAAAAATATCATCTAATATTTGACAACGATAATTAATTTTGGTATAATAGTATATATAGAAATAAAGGAGAACTAACAAATGGTAGTTAAATTAACGCAAAAACAAGCTGATTATCTTGAAACTTTTGGAAACTTTGAAGATGAAATAAACAAAAAACGAGCGCTTTGTCACATTACTCGTTTTGGTTATGGATACAATTGGATAGGCGGCGATAAATGTCCAAGTAGTGCTTTTGAGTGTTACGAGCAATTGAAAATGGTTGAAGCTGTCATTAACGGTTATGAAGTTATTGAACCTAAATTTAAGTTTTATAACTTTTCTGATAGTAGCGGAGGAACTGCATTATATTATGCTGGACAGTCTAAACAATTAACAAAATTCGAGCAAGATGCTCTTGAAGTTAAAGAAGGGAGCGAGGAATATAAAGCTTTGTTAGCTTTAGGTTTCGTTGAAGAAGAAGTATGATAACATCTTTTGAATCACTAGCTGAAAGACGATTGATAACTCTTAATTATCACAAAAAGGATAGTCAGCAGTACATCAACAGCTTAAATTACTTTGAATATGCTAGAATGTACTTTGAAAAAAATGGCTTTCCTGATGATAACAGACGAGTTTATCAAAGTGGCAAGCGAAAAGGCCAAAAAGTTAGTTGGTCTGATAAAGAGGAAAAACAGCAGAAAGACGATATTAGAAAGTTCATATATGAAAAGCAACTACAAAAGTTTAAGGGCAGAAGAAAAAGCTAGTAAACATTACGCTAGAGGTGTCAGAAAGCTATCTAAAGAGCTTGAGGAAATGAACGAAACAAAGTATAGGGCAGAGCCTAACGAGTGCTTATATGGCTTGATAAGCGAATTATGGAGCTATTGGGGTAAAGGTTGGATCCTGCCTATGCTTAAATATAATATTGAAATTACAAGACAAGGCGACGTCTTCATTGTAGAAAGAGGAGTAAATGGAAACAATTAATATTAAATTTGATGAAAAACAGCTAGAAGAAGTTGTGAAAAAAGTTACTGAAAAACTTAAAAAAGAGAAAGATTCAGATACAGCAAAGGAAAAAGTGTCAGTAATGTATTTAGAATTTAATGAAGCAAATCATGCAAGCGAGAAAGGTAAACTTTACTTTGGGCATGCTTTTCACACTTTGTCAAAAAAGTATGCTTCGGAGTTTTATTTATCTAGTGAATCTGATTTGACAAAAGCCTCAGAGCTTAAAAGCCAAGGTTGGAAAGAAGAGGTTATCGAATGAGTGTATTTGAAGAACTAAGCGTTATTAATGTAAATGATAAGAAAAGCAAAAAGAATAATTTAGATTATCTTAGTTGGGCATATGCATGGTCTGAAGTTAAAAAAGTATATCCTGAAGCTAACAGTAAAGTTTATGAAAATGAACAAGGGTTAAATTATCACACAGACGGTCGCACAGCATGGGTTAAGGTTGGTATGACTATTGAGGGCTTGGAGCACATTGAATACTTGCCTGTAATGGACTATCGTAACCAATCTATCCCAGTTGAAAAACTGACTTCTATGGACGTAAATAAAGCCATTCAGCGTGGACTAGTTAAGGCAATTGCTCGTCATGGTTTAGGGCTATATATTTATGCAAATGAAGATTTACCAGTTCTAACAGAAGAACAAAAAGAGCTGGAAGCAGAAAAACAACGACTTAGAGAGATTCAGCCACTTATAAAACGAGCTGAACAACTAGGATACCAAAATATTGACAGCTTGAAAAATAAGACTAAAAAAGAAATTACCGACATCATGAAGATTTGGTTAGCACAGCAAGAAACAGAAAAAGGGGAATAATTAAATGGCAATCATCACAGTAACAGCACAAGCGAATGAAAAAAATACACGTACAGTAAGTACAGCAAAAGGCGATAAGAAAATTATTTCAGTCCCATTATTTGAAAAAGAAAAGGGATCTAACGTAAAAGTTGCGTACGGTTCGGCTTTCTTGCCTGACTTCATTCAATTAGGTGACACAGTAACGGTCAGCGGTCGTGTACAAGCCAAGGAATCAGGAGAATACGTAAATTATAACTTTGTTTTCCCTACGGTTGAAAAAGTATTTATCACTAATGATAATAGTAGTCAATCACAAGCTAAACAAGACTTATTTGGTGGTTCTGAACCTGTTGAAGTTGATGAATCAGAACTTCCTTTCTAGAAAGGTGGTTACATGTACACAGAAGAAGAGAGAGAGCAAATTATCGACATCGTGGATAAAATGAGCTTATTAAGACAAGACTTTGACGGAGCTTTCGCTTGGATCAAGGAAAACGTATCAATGCCATTTGACTTTGACGGAGAACAGCAATTTATATCAGAATTGAAGCAGTTAGTTAAAATTAACGCTTTAAAGTTTGGTAAAATATATGAGGGAGTATTAAATTGACAACATTAAGAGAGCTACACAAAAAACTTAAAATTAAACAAACGCTTGACAACTATGTACGCAACACAAATAAAAAATATAAACATAACTTTGTGGCTGATGAAATTCTTGGCGAGGGAATGGCTAAACTGATCGAGCTTAATACACAAGGCAAACTTGGACGACATGCACAGCAAATTGCTTATATTAACCATAATTTGAGCTTACAGCGACAAAAGGAACAACTGGAACAAGCTAACGAACGACTTGCTAAACGTGCTGAGAAAGCCCAAAAATTGCTTGATACGGAACTTCTGAAAGATAGCTACATCGAAACGCTTGAAATGTTTAGTAAATACCATTCAGCAAAATATAATATGTGGGACGAACCAGAAACTCCAACTAAAGTGATTGAGTTCATGGAAAAGAATGGAGTTAAACAAGGTAAATGGCTACGTCCTGAAGGAGTTGACGCTTGGTTCAAAGAACGAATCATTTGGTTCAAGAATAAATTGAAAGAACAATAATATTAAGAATAAAAACTTTAGGCTTGACAGCTTAGAGTTTTTTTGATATAATAATACATATAGTTAAAGAAAGGAGGTAATAAAATGATTTTAATACAATGCGTAACCTGTGGGTCTTCAAGTTTCACTAATGGTAAATGTGATTATTGCGGTAACAAGTACGAAGTAAATGAAGACAAAATATTTTACGGCAATTCGAAAGAAGATGATTCATCATTAGATGAGGATATAACCTTTCAAGAAACTCCTGCTGGTAAATTAATACTAAAAATCATGATCTATACTTTAATATCTATTGTTTGGTTTGCGATAACTGTATTCATTCCACCGCTATTTATAATAACAATTATTTTATTAGTAGTCTATGGGACTTATCGCTTGATAAATAAAAAGAAATAGCTTATAATAAGGTATAGAATAAACTAGAAAGGTAACAATGAAACAAAAATACTTTAATGACAAAAGATATTGCCACTGCTTCGATATACCAATGAGTAATGGTTTAGGAGTTTGCAAAGATTGTAGAGGATACGTGAACATCTGTTATAGTTGCGATCGCTGTCTACACTGCTGGTTTACATCACAGGTTGAACTATTTACCGAATATGATGAACCTAAGTTGCTGGAACTTATAGAAAACTGGAATAAATTTTACCAAACTAGAAAGACAATAAATAATGCTTAGTTTAGACGAGAAGAAAATCAGAAAAGGTAAACCTATTGGATTACCATACCAAGGAAGCAAGAAAAAGATAAGCAAGAAAATAGTTGAGATTATCAAACAGAACTTTGGCACAGACAAGCCGATATACGACATCTTCGGAGGAGGCGGAGCAATTACATCCGAATGTATTTTAAATGGCTTAGAAGTATATTATAACGACTTAGACAAGGATATAACCAACGCTTTTGAACGAGTTATCTCTCAAGACCGTGAGTGGATTAAAAGCCTTATTGTTTCACGTACAGAGTTTACCGAGATTAAGGAGAAAGAAAACAAGACAACAGATGACTTTTTGAAGTTGCTGATTAACTCTTTCGGTAATAAAAAGAGAGATTATTTATATTCTAAAGAAATTTCAGATTTAAAATATAATCTAGCTAAAGAAATAATTGAAAAGCATGACGTTTTTAGTGGTTATAAACAGACCAAAACATATAAGAGATCGATTGAAAAGTACAAACAACTTCAACAACTTCAACGACTTCAACAACTTGAACGACTTGAACAACTTCAACGACTTCAACAACTTCAAAAATTAAATAAAATAAAAGCTACAAGCAAAAGTTATCATGCTTTTAGTGATGTTTCTGGAGCTATTCTATATCTTGACCCCCCTTATGAAGGAAGTCACCAAAAAGGTTATATTAATCAATTCGATAGTCAAGAGTTTTATGACTGGGCATTTGTAATGGCTAAAAATAACATCGTGATAATTTCAAGTTATTCAATTTCAGATGAACGCTTTGAAGCTGTATATTCTTTTGACAAAGCGCGCAGCACTCTCCAAAGTGGAAGAAGCAACAAAGAAAATGAGAAATTATTTATGGTTAAAAACAGTTAATATTTGATAAAGTAAAAGCAATTTGATAGAATAGAGTTATAAATAGAGGAGAACAAAATGAAAGATACAGTAAAAACTTTAATGATGGTTGCAGGTGTCGGCCTTACACTTATCGCTATCACTTGGATAGGTATGCTTGCGACGTTGCTTATTGCATGGATTGGGGGTAACATCTAATGAATTATGGTACAAATAAGCACTATGCCAATGAATACGGTATGGAACTTAACGAATACTTTAAACATCATTTTAACTATGAAGAGCTTGCAGGCTGGTATACAATGCAGGTATTAAAGTATCTAGTGAGAGCTGGCAAGAAAGAGGGTGAAAGCTACGACAAAGACCGTAACAAGGCTTTAGACTATGCAGGAGAACTTGCTAACTTAAGTAACGAGAATAAGCTTACAGAATACACTGCTGACGACATTATGGGCTTTGCACAAGATATAGCTGATGATTTCAAACAATGGAAAGGCGAAGAATAATTGAAAATAAAGTTTATGCTTGACAGTGTGAACTTTTTTTGATATTATAGTCTTATAGAAATTAAGGAGATACAAATGGAAAACACAATGTTAAATTGATGAAAGATACTTGGAATTTATTGAAGAGGTCTAAAGTTAATTCTTGACAAATATAAAGTAATTTGATAATATTGTTTTATAGAAAGGGGATTAAACAATGGCAACACAAAAAGCTATAAAGGTCGTAGCTTATAACCCTACAACGGAAGAAGAACTACACTTCAGCAGTAAGGCTCAATGTGCTAAGTATTTTGGTCTTAAAACTAATACAGTCATCAGGTGGCTTGATAATGGTAGACCTGTAATTGAACTGCTGATAGACCTAGATAGAAATCAAGTAGAAATTGAAAAACAAAGCAAACTAAATGGCTTTGAATTATTTACGATTAAGGAGTGGTTAGATTATGTGTAAGAAACGCAAATACACAAAAATGGGTGCTTTATATTCAATAGCAAATGCACAGCATAATAAAAAGAAAGGTGATAAGATACCAGTAAGAGCTTATTACTGCAAGTGGTGCAATTCATATCACTTATCAAGTCAGCAAAGACTAAATATTAAGACAGGAGTAATTGGATAATGAATAATGAATTTACATATTATAAAGTAGAATGGTTAGAAAAAGATATAACAGGTTTTTACAACGTTAAAAATAAAAAATATTATACAAAGAGAGAAGCGTTTGATTTTAAGTATTTTGTAGAAAAATCTGATATAGCTTCTAATTGTTTAGTTAAAAAAATAACTGAAATTACTGAAGTTATCGCTTGACAATTTAAAAGAAGTTTAATATAATAGTATATATAAAAAATTAAGGAGAATTAAGATGATTAAATTATTTAACAAGAAGCCTAAAGATAAATATAAGAGAGCTGTAGCTTTTAGTTTGAAAGGTTTAGGTAAACAAATTAGTGCTTTAGAAAATAAAGGTTTTGAACGTGTGGGAGATATTCAAACAAGGTTATGGAACGGAACAAGTTCAGGTTATGAGCAACTAATGGTTAAGAAAGTAGATAAATAAAATGACAAATGAAGAATTATATGAAAGAATTACTAGCGTACTAGAGGAACAAGGTATCGCAATGAATCAATTTGAGTTAAAAGTTAAATCTGAAACAGGTAAATATCCTAACCTAAGAATAACTAAATCACGCTTGAGCTTGCCAAATACCGTAGCATTCCCTTATCTTACTATGTTTTTAAATGATGATGAAATGCACGAGCTTACACTTAAAAAAATTGATAGCGTAGGAGATAACGGAGAAGCGTTTGACTTACTAGATGAGATATTGTCTAGTTTAGAACCAAGCAAAGAATATCTATATAAGCAACGATTGAAGCGTAAAATGCAAAGGGAGGCAATGAGATAATATTACACAAGTACACAAGGAAGATTAATAGTTCAAAATATCCACGGTCAACAGCTAGAAAGATCGCTAATGACTTGAACAAGAATGACCCTTTTAATAATTATCTAGTGAGCCTTGAGCTTGGCTCTAAAAGGTATATTATTGAAAAATTTGAAATTAGAGGTATGAATAGATGAAACGTTTTTACGTAGAGGAAGACGACAATGGCAAAGAGATTAAGCGAAAACTTACAACTTTTGCTAATGATGATTTAACACAGCTTTCAGATGATGAGCTAGAAACATTATATTATGAATCATCTGCTCAATTTTTAGCTAAAGCAATGCACTTTATGAAGATTGAGAACGAACTATTTTCAAGAAAGAATGTAATTGTAAGTGATGAAATTCTAATAAATGCCGGCAATAATATTATTGAAGCTATCAATCAGGTAAGCTAAGGAGAAATCACTTGAAGAACAACGAATTAGTGAAGAAAATCAACGAAGAGTTGAAGCTGAAAAACAAGCCTAAGTTGACAGAATCGCAAGAGAACACAATGAGGAAACTTAACGATCTAATAATAGAGGAAGTCAACATGTTAGTGAAAAAGATGAAGTGATACCGAACAAAGAAAGCCCCACAATTAAGTGAGGGCTTTTTTCGTATTATTTTTTAGCAATGATTGGTTTGTCGATTCCGTTAGCTTGCATGAAACGAATATCAATAGGCGAACCTTTCCAATCGAAGTTTTTAAGGTCTTTGCCAGTTGTTTCTTTATAAGTTTTACGAACAATTGCCAATTGGTCTGGGTGTGATAGAGCGATAACTTTTTCGCCATTAAAGTAGTAAGTTGTTTTATCGCCATTTGTATATGTAAATTTCATTAAATCGTCGTCCTCTAATTCTGTATTTGTTTGTGTATTGTTTACTGCGACTGTGCCACTAGTTTGTCCTGTAAGGCGCTTGTTTAGTTCTGTGATAAAGTATGAGCGACAACTCTCTAACGTGCCTCCGTGTACTTCTACTGAACGTCTAGGGCATGAAGTTGCTGAAAGTTCTTGATGTAGTTTAACAGTATCACGATTAGGAGTTAACCCCCATTGTTTCATGTACTTAGCCACGTCATCTAGTACCGCTTGCTCATTTCTCAAGAACTGGTTTAAATCGCCCTCTGATTGGCATACTTCCCAGCTTGCATAGTTAGCATTACCGTACGAGTTGGCACAATGCCATGCCATATTAGAGAAATCAGAAGCTTGTAATCTTCCGTCAGAAGCAATGTAGACATGAGCAAAGCCATTTTCAGGGTTATGATTAGGTAACCAGTTGTTGTAGAAGCCAGCGTTAGCACCATTCGAACCAGCGTCATTGTGAATTACAACCCCAGTAGGGTTATAACCACGTACACCAGCATTAGTTATATTCATTCTTTTTTATCCTCCGTTTGTTCTTCTTCTACTTCTGGAACACTTACACCGTTCTTTTTCATAAGTTTAACCAAACCGTCGAACATAGGACTGATTTTTGCGACCAAATAAATAAATTGCCCTACAAAGTACAATAAACCTACGTCAATCACAGTTTTGGCAATATCAGAAGTTGAGGGAGTTTGTGTAAAGAAGAAGACCGCATATAAAACCCACAGGGATAAAATAACCGTTAAGTCAATCACAAGTCTACGTTTGAAAGGTGGGTTCATTGCTTCTCTATCTTTTACCCATGTAGCGAAAAGAATCGCTAAAATTAAGATAGTTATTAAAATCATTCTAGTTACCATTTTGTTTCGCTTTCTATTTTGTTATTTAATGAAGTAACTTCCGTTACCACGTGTTGCAATAGGTGTTTTACCAATATCTGGTCCCCACCAAGTAATACTACCGTTTGTGTCTATGTCAATATGGAAAGAAGTCTCATGTCCAGCAAAATGACCAACAATACTTTGAACAACAGCTGGACGAAATTCTTTATCTACCCATGGTCCAGACATTTTAATGCCAGCTTTTGTAGTTGATACACTACCAAAGAGTCTAACAATTACTAAATCATCGTTCTTTTTAGTGAATTGCAACTGCATACCATTTCCAGTTTTAATTGTCGACATTTCAGTTGGTACATCGATTGAACCTCTAAGTGATATATCATGTGCAGAGATTGAACCTCTAAGCGATAAATTATTTGCGTTGATTGAACCTTTAAGTGATAAATTATTTGCATTGATTGAATCTTTAAGTGACATATCGTTTGCACTGATTGAACCTTTAAGTGACATATCGTTTGCACTGATTGAACCTTTAAGTGACATATCATTTGCAGAAATACTATCTAAAGTACTAGTCTGAAGAATTGGCTTAATGCTTGTTACACCAGTTCCTGAAGTCGTAACAACATCAAAACAAACTTTCAAAACGCCAGAACCGTTGTTTATATCAACACCGTTACTATTATTTGATGTTTCTGCTGATAAACTTACAGGGTTTGCTGTTTGCGTTAAGTCAATATTTGCATGGATATAATTAACTGCATTACCTTTTAAGGCAACAGTTTCATTCAATAGTTCAAAATACCTCCCGCCTGCAACGATTGATGTGTTAACATATTGCACGTTAAGGGCTGTATTTAATGGACTTTTCCAATCTTTGCGCCTAATTGTTCTATAGCCCATTCCAGTCAACATCATGTATAGTTTTCCGTCATTATTAGAACCGACTGGAAACTCTGTACCATTTGGACTGAAAAACGTGAAGTTTTTAATTGTCATTTTTAACCTTTCTTGAAATTATTTCCGCTTTATCTAAAACTGGGTTATCAGTAATTGATAGCTCTAACAATCTAAATTTTCTACCGCCATAAGGATAACCACCAATTGATACAAATTGTCCGACTTCATACAAGAGCATGGTCTCGATTCTAAGCGTGTTTTTACTATTATAGTACACTTTACCTTGCAATAGTTCTAAGTGGTCTTTACGAAGCTCTCTATGCCCTTTAAAGCTATCTATTCTATATTTGTCGCCATAAGTAGCTACATACTCATATAACATTCGGTTTGTCTCCACTTCCTACAAAAATAAGTCTATCATTGAACTCTGTTTTAACTCTATCTGCTATATATCCTGAATATAGCTTGCCCTCGTACCAAATATCTACTAAGTCATTAACATACAAAGGAAAAAGTTCATTTTGATTAAAGAATAACCTTGTGACGATTGTAGAGGGAGAAATTTCAACCTTAATAGTAGACAACTCAGGAGGGTTTCCGTGGTCATCTCTATCATAAAACAATGTTTTGGTTGTCCTTACATCTGGCAAGTCTGTTCCGTCTCCATGATAAGTGCTATAATCAATGACATCTCCGTTATTTTTTGCTGTGTACATTTTAGGAGGGTCTGTGTAGTCATCTGTTGCTTTATTTTTAACGAACACAACAGCAAAATTATAAGCTGAACGTTCTACTATTGTTTCCGTGTCCATTGTCACACTTTGCTTAATATCTACCCTTGTCGTGATTCTTTTTCTATTCCAGTTTCTTGAAGCAAAGTTAATGAATAACAAGTTTCTAGGGTCTGTTTCAGATGGAGCGTGTTGAATGGTTGTAGTTGGTTGAAATTGAACCTTGGAAAATATCCTTTTTGCTACATCATGAGCTGATGAAGTTTCCGCTTTACGATTAATCGTAGCCTTTCCAGCAAAGATACTTGAATCAAAGAAATAACCATAACTCATTAAATTATTTTTATTAGGGTCAATTAAATAATTAATTATACCAGAGTTTGTCTTTTTGGCTATTGCGTTTGGAACGTCAAGACTTTCAATCATTGCCCAAAAGTAGTTTTTTAACGTAGCTTTATTACTTTCGTCTACATCGGTCACAAGGTAAACCATATCTAAATTCAGTTTTTTCCTCTTACCTAGAGCTTCTTCAATTGGAACAACTTCAGGAAAAAGTACTTGAACAATATCGCCAACTTCTACCGAAACGGTCAATGTAGCTGATGAAGTGTAAAGATAGCCTGTTTCCCACAGTTCGTAATCAATAACTTGACATCTTGCCTTTGGTATTGGAAGGCCTCTTTTTTCTTTTTTACCATTAGGCATTCTGAAATCAGATATATTGTAATAGTTAGGGTTAAAGTTATCATAAACGTTAGCTTCTAACATTAAATAAAGTCCGCCTTTCTCTTGATTTTAAGCTCTGCCTTACTTAAATTAATTAGCTCCATTTGACCTTTTTCAATTATACGAGTTCTGTATCGCTCAAAGTTCATTACAGGGAATAAGTTTAGTACAGTTGTACCCTTCCAGCCTTGATAAAATTCGTCATTTACATCTGTATTAATTAAAATATAATCTTGTACCTGTTCCGTCTTAAACACAATTGCAGTATATTCGTTTCCAACATCGTCTAAAAATCTAACTCCAGCAGGTGTTTTAGGAAGTTTCGGATATAATATCCCCATAAAACTAAATATTTTTTCTTTTATTTCCCAACGGCTTAAACGGCCTATGTCACTTTCCCCATAATAAGTGTAAGAAGTTCCTTCGATATACTTATAGTCTCCTGGTGCGGTTCCTCCATAAATTTTAGACTTACCAGAAAGAACTTTACCATTTTCAATCATGTCAAAAGTTAAATTTTCGTAAGTATACCACTTTGTAACTACATCGAAAGTTATCTTTTCGCTGAAAGTTCCGTTCTTACCGTAACCCTCTGTCTTTGTGACATCTGCTAAAGCTAAATCAGCATACACCTGAAAAATTTCTGTTTGATATTCAAGTGTAACGAATTTTTTGCTAAGAATATCGTTTACGAAGTCTTTCATTAATTGATAATTTTCTTCTAAACTTTCTCCAAACGTTTCTAGCTTAAACTCTATTTGTGGTTGAGTAATTGAGCGTTTTCCCATTATTCCAATACCATTACTTTGCCAGATGTTATTAGTTGATTGTAACCCTAAATTAGAGGGCTGGTAAAATCTAACTTTTCCATTTGTAACGTCCCAAACTTTGTCGTCTGTTCCGTCTAAGTTAGTATGTATTTTATACTGTCTTACCATTAAGCCCTCCCTAGTTCAAATTCTCGTCTGATTGCACGCGCTAAGTTAGAAACATCTTGACCAGCACCGCCTTGCACGTTAAATGTGTTATATGTTCTATTGTCGCTTGATACACTGTTAGTGCTTAAACCGTAACCGCTAGAAGATAAATTGACATCTGTTAAGCCTACTACCATAGAACCTTTGAATAGTCCGCCAACTTTACTTGCAACCCAATCAATTGAACCTTTGATATTTTTAATTGTATCTGTTACACCGCCCAGAACGCTGTCTATCGTTTTTTTGACTCCTCCGAATATATCACTAAAGAAGTCACCAATACCGTTAAACACTCCTGTTATTGCGTCCCAAGCATTAGAAGCAAATTTTCCAAAAGCGTCGAATACTCCGCTAACTATTTTTTTAACACCGTCAAACGCTCCCTTAAAGAAATCAGCTACTCCGTTGAATACATCTGTTATTGTTCCCCAAGCTTTTGAAGCAAAGCCACCAAGAGCGCTGAACACTCCACTAACAACATCACTGACTGCATTAAATATGCCACTAAAGAAGCCTGATACTGCATTCCATATTGATGAAACTACTCCCCAAGCGCTAGAAGCAAAACTTCCGATTGCACTAAATACTGTTGAAACTACTGATTTTACAGCGTTAAATATACCGCCAAAGAAGCCTGATACTGCATTCCATACGCCAACCAGTACATCCCAAGCTGAACCAGCAAAGCTACCTATGGCGCTAAATACTGTTGAAACTATTGAACTAACTGCGTTAAATATTACACCAAAGAAACCTGATATGCCGTTCCACGCTCCGATAACTAATTGGTAAGCACCGCGAATAATAGCCAATATAAGTTGGAATGCTAAATTAATTACTGATCCAACTAACCCAAATATAGATTGAAAGAAACTAATTAAAGGTTGGAAAGTTGTAACAAACCAGTTATAAGCACCTGTCACTAAAGAAGCAATGGTTGTAAATACAGTTGTAACAACATTTACTATTCCGTCCCATAGCCCTGTGAAGAACCCTGTAACTCCTGCCCATGCTGTTTGAATACCAGTAACAACAGTTGTCCATAAAGTAGTAAAGAATGTTGTTATTCCGTTCCAAATATTTTGAACACCTTGTACAATTCCACTGAACCAATCGACTAAGCCTTGCCAAGTGCCTTTAGCTCCGTCAACTGCTCCGTTCCATATATCAGCAAACCATTGACCAATACCGCTAAAGAATGAAACTATTCCGTCCCATGCACTCTTTAAGAAGTCTACGAAACTACCCCAAACCTTTTTACCTGTTTCGGTTTGAGTGAAGAAGTAAACTAAACCAGCAACAATGGCTGCGATTGCTATGCCAAGAGCCACGAATGGATTCATAGCCATTACAGCATTGAAAGCTCCTTGTATAATTGTACCAGCTTCAACAACCTTATTATATATCTCGACAGCCTTAATGATTCCATCAATAACTTTCAAAGCAACGAATACACTAGCCAAAGCAGCTAAAGCTACTTTTAAAGTATCTATTGCGCTTTTACTTTCACTAATTTTTTGCAGAAAATCAGCTATTTTTTTCGTGACTTCTGAAAATTTACCAGCAAATACAGCTATGCTTTTTGCTACGTTATCTATACTTGTTGCGTTTTTTGTTGTTTCTGTATTTATTCCAATAAATGAATTTATGACATTCCCTATAATAGAAACTATGGAACCAAATGCACTTTTTATGCTATCCCAAGCCTCTAAAAATGCTAAAGTGGCTGCATTTTCTTGCAGTTTTTGAAACAAGTCTTGGAAATACTTAACTACATTTGTTACAGCTTTACCAGCACTTTCGCCCCAGTCAGACATCTGGTCTATTAAGCCACTAATGATAGGTGTTAAAGCGTTCAAAGTAGGCACTAAAGCAATTGACATTGTTTCGTTGAAGCTGTCCCACGCGTCCCCAATAGTTTTGATTCCACCGCCCGAACCTTTAGCCATTTTTTCCATAGCCTTGTTGAGCATATCCATCGAAACAGCGCCTTTTGAAACAGCGTCATTAAAAGAACCGTATTGCTGTAATGAGGGGTTCATTTTCATAACAGTGTCTTTTAAAGAAGAACCAAGAGCTGTGTTGTTATCGGTTAATTGTCCAATATTTTCAGCCGTAACTTTACCAGCTGCCGACATTTGACCGTAAGACTGAACTACACCTTTAAGGTTTTCGCCAGTACCACCAAATGCTTGGTTAGCTTTTACTAATGCTTCTGTTTTACTGACCGCTTTTTTAGCGCTATCGCCTAAACCAATGAACGTTGTTGAAAGTTTTAAAGTATCTTCGGTATTTGCATTTGTATCTTTAGCAAGATTCTGCATAGATTTGCTTACATAGTCAAAGTCTTTTGCATTGCCTTTGAACTTCATTGTATTTTGCAATGAAATCATGGCTTTTTGAGTAGCCATTGCGTTAGATACCCAGTCTTTTAAGCCATTACCGACAGCACTAACAGCACTTGCACCGATTTGTCTGAATGCACCAACAGCAATCTCTCTAAGACCGCTAAAGCGTGACTTCATGCCCTCAATTCCGCTATTAACGCCTTTAGTATCCATTTTAGCGTCAATGTTCCAAGAGCCTGAACTAATAGCACCCTCGACTTGCTTAATTTCGCCCTCTAGCCTATTAGCTTGTGTTTCTACTGTACCTAAATCTCTAGTAAGTTGTAGCCATTTCTTTTGACCTGCTGACGTCCCTTTGTCAACCGTAGAAAGTTCTTCTTTTAATTTTGTTGCTTTGTCACGTGATAAGCCCAACTGCGTTTGTAAGTTCTTCTGCAATTGCGCCATTTTCCCGGTATTTGTGGGGTCAAGTTTTAGAGCTTCACGTAAGTTTTTAGCTTCTCCTCTAAGCCCTGACATTGCGGTATTAACGCCTTTAAGTGAGTTCTCGAATTTCGTTGTATTACCGTATATCTCGACCTCAAATGTTGCATTACTTGCCATTACATACCCTTTCTTTTACGCCTTTTCTCTTTTTCTTTTTCCTCTTTCTTTTTCTCTGCAATAAGTTCGATTATTTTATAAACAAGTTCTAGTTCCATTTCCATGAACTGTGTTATATCAATTTCATTATTGCCCAAAACAGTCAAAAGTTCTAAAGTTTTATTTTCCCTTACAGTATCTTTCTTTTTCTTAATCAATGAACTAGAAGAAAAGAAGACTGTATCGTCTTCCGTTTCCTCTTTTTCTTTAATAAAAACAGTTTTACAGAAGATATTGATTAACTCGTTAGTTGTAGGAAGCTCTGTTTTATCATCTAAGGCGTTTTGCATTCCTCCGTTACAATCTACCCAAAGTATCAATAACTTGTCTGTAAAGCTCTCCATTTGCTCTGTAAAGTCATCAGGAATATATCCAGCGACAAAAGAATTTTGTAGGTCTGCAAAGTCTTTTAAATCTGTAATAAAGTCTGAACCAGTTAGTTCTAAGTATCTAATTGCATGTTTTAAAATCATTTACAGTCCTTTCAGCTCATTAAATTTCTTTCTGCCATAATTCGACAAGTTCTTTAAGCCCTTTACCGTCAGTATCGAACTCGAAGCTAGAACGGAAGTCAGAGAAGTCACTTTTAGCTTTTACAATGTTATCTTGAAAAAGAGCCAAGTATAGACCATATTGAACGAACTCCATTAGGTCAGTAATTTCTCCGTCTTCTTTTTTAAGTTCTGTATCCATTGCCTTTTGTTGTTGGAAAAGGTCTTTACCTGTAATCATTTTAAATTTACGTGCTGTACTCAATTGTTTTGCCATTTTATTTTATATTCCTTTACTTAATCTATTTTTAGTCTTATGAATGGTCAGTTACTGAAACTCCTGCGGCAACATCTTTATAACCCTCAGCGGAGAACTTTACGTTATAGGCACCTGGAGCAAGTTCTCCGTTTGTTGCTACTTTTCCATGTGCGTCATTAATCACTGATGTTACTTTTACAGTTCCACCCTTAGAATCTTTCAAAGTGGCAGGCACTACGATTGTTCCGTTATTATGACCCTTTGTAGCAGTAGTCACATTAGGAATAACAGGAGCTACAAGTGTAATTCCACCAGCTAGAACTGTATCAGGTTGCATAATGAATAAACCACTTTCCATTTTCTTGACGAAATCTTTTGCTTGTTCTCCCCAAATTTCGTACTCAATAGCAGGGACTTTTTTACCGCCATTCAAATAAATATCTGACTCAGTCGCTTGTACTGCCAAAGTCCATTGGATAGGGTCTACACCGTCAACTGAATCTGTTTCTGATTCTTTTGTTGCTTCTGCTGTTGGTCTCAAATTTGGATAAACAACTACGCGATAACCGTCAACAAATTCCCCTGTAACTTTATCACGCTTACGCCCTTTAATAAGGTATTGAACACATTTCGTTTTCCAATTACCAGTAGGAGACCAACCCAAGCCATTTTCTGTTCTTTGTTGACCTAAAATGTCTTCTTTAAGCGATTGGTCTGTTTGAATGAATACCATTTCGCCTTGAAGTAAGGTAGCACCTTTTTTCACTCCATGGTCTGGCACGTCATCAGCTGGATAGCTGTTAGTCTCCGCTTGGTCTTCCATTGCGCCAACTGATACTAAACCAGTTACAATTTTATGGTTAGTAAACTCTGGTTTTCCGTTACTTCCCTTAGTCATATCAGCTACGATTAGAGCTTCATTACCAAAGAAAATCTCACGTGAGTTATAATCTAATTTCATTTTTTATTTTCCTTTTTATATTTTTATGCAGTACGTTTCCAATAATATATTGTTGTTGAACCAATTACTGCTGAACCGATGTTTTCCCATGTTCCGGTAGAATACCCTGATGATGAACTTGAAGTATTTGTGACTACCGAGCCAACTGGGTGAGCTTGAGCATAATCTATACCCATGACCGCAGGCTTAAGTAGGCCAGTAGCCCTATCAATTGATACTAACCCCATTGGCAACCATTTATAATCAGAATTTGTCTTATTAGGTTTGATAATATTGCTAAAACCTACATACTTTGGATAATCAGCAATTGTGACTTCACTAGCTGAGGGCATGTATGGAGTTGCGACTGAACCTAGTTCTAGTTTCATTCCATATACTTCAAAAATATGTTGTTCATTAACAGCAGTTGCTATATCAAACCAACGTGGGTAAGCTGTAGTGGCACTACTTGGAACAATAACCGTTAAACTGAAAAAGTAGGATTTACCGTCATTTGGAACTACAAGGTTACCCTTAGCAGGATATGAATTAGATGTTCCGTAGAATGCCATTGACAGCGAAAAGTTTTTAATCTCTACCGTTCCAATATTTTTTACAAAACAACTAAGCGTGATAGCATCACCAGCATTTACATTTGTTGGTTTTCCGTAAGAAAAACCGCCTGCACTACCAATAGCTCCGCCATTATTAATTACTTTAATCCCATTATTAGAACCGACTGATAACAAACTTCCGCCTGTTGCACGCCAATAACCCGAATTTAAATTTGCTTGAGTGATTCTTGTATTATTCAACAAATTCAAGTTCGGATAAACAGTCGTGAAACCGTCCGTGCCGTCTGCGCTGTTGGCGTAGGCGATGGTGTTAATAACTCCGTCATTTGTTGCCGTACCGCCATTTGCAATTGGAAGCACCCCTGAAACTCCAATATTAGTTGCATCAGCAGTTCCGTCAAAGTATTGATATTCCGAGGATTGAAGATTTACTCCAAGTTTTCTAGGTGTTGCCAATTTACTTGCACTAACCGCAATGCCATTAAGTGGTAAGCTGTTTGCTTGTGCTTCGGTAGCTTTTGTCATTGCAGCTTGGGCATCGGTTTTAGCTTGATTCGCTGTTGCTTGAGCAGTTGTTACATTTTTATTTGTTATTAATAAGTCTGATTGTTCAACTTTTGTTGAAATTGCAATGTCTTGACTATTAACAGTAGCTTGTAAGTTGTCTAAATCCGTTTGATTGGCTTTTGTTGAAATGGTTGCCGATTGATTATTAACAGCAGACTGTAAATTTTCTAAATCTGTTTGATTAAATAATAATTTTGTAAAATCATCAATCTTATTATTTACTTCTTGAACTAAATCTGTAACCGTAGAATTATCTGATATGAATGTTAAATTCTTACTGACGATAACTTGCTCTAAACTTTCGTTGAGGAGAATTAAATTTGCCTCGATAACTCCAGTTGTTGTCATTTCAGTAGGAATCACCAAAATAAACTCTCCCTTAGTTAAGTTCTTAGGAGGAATAACAATAAATCCTGAATTGCTGTTGTGAGTATATTGATATGTAAGCCTTAAAGAATGACCTGTTAAATCAATTTCAGTTCCGTTATCAACTATTTTAATCAATAACGTTCTAGCATTGACGTCGCCTTGCATTGTTTGTATTGGTTGTGGGAAGTCTTTATTGACTGTATCCCATATAATCGTTCTATTTCTAAAATTATCTAAACTCATTTAAAATACTATTATCGTTAATTTCAATAAAATGTAATTAAGCTACTTTCTACTTTTATAATTTCATTGAATTAGCATAATTAGAGCCTTTCTTCAATGTTGTTTTGACATCTTGCATACCTTTTTTATTTCTTAAAAAGTACATACCATGATAACCGCTAGTATAATTAGCTCTAGTACCTGCGTCAATAACTATTTTATCGCCTTTTTTAACTTGTTTTAAGTTACTTGATAATTGACCAGTATTTTGGTATCTAGCATAAGTATAGGTGTGACCATGACTTCTAATTAATCTAGTTCTTCGGCTTGCACTATTCGCTTTAGCTTTAAATTCTGCTTCAAACCAATCGCCCATGCGTTCTGTTACTTTAGTTTGCATTTCTTTAGCTATGCTTGCTGTATTAAGTAAATTCATTGCCATGCTTGACCACCTGCACCACAAGGCAAATAAACAGTACCAGTATAATTGTACAAATGGCTATTCTCTGACCAGTTCGTCATATTCCAACCGTTTTGTAAAACATTTCCGACTAGTCCTACAAGTTCATCGTCAACATCTTTAACAGATAAAACAACTTGATAATAGTAACCCATGACAAAGCTCGTATTATCCATTTTAATGACCTTTGAGTCACTAAGTGATAAATATACCGTCTTGTCTTCTATCGTGTCCTTAACGCCTAAAATAACGTCATTTAGAGGCATTGTAAGCAAATTGTTATACCAATCTATATAAGAATCAAATTCCATTGCTTACTACCCCCTCTAAAATCATCTTGTTATTCTTAGGGTTTCTTTCCCATGTTGTACGCTTGAAAGTTTCGCCTTTTTCGTCCAAGAAATAGTTGAAAATCAAGTCTTCCATTTCTCCGATTCCGTTAAGCTCGTATCTTACGTTTTTACCTAGCCCAATCATAGAAAACTCATCAAGCCTTGTCTGACTAATTCTCTGTTTAACTGCTGGTAAAACGATAGGCTTTATAACATTAGCTTCTGCACCGTTCTTCTTCTTAACAGTCGTTTCTACCTGTAATGTAACTTGTGAGAATATCATTAAATACCTCCATAATACATTAACTCTTGCAAAGAAGCCAAACGTTTCATTTCAGCATTTCGCCATTGTTCTGCTGGTTCATCAACAATATTAAGCCGACAATAACAAGAAATAAAGTCTTTAACTAATACGCTTGTTTCGTCAGCTTTAATACCATTTTTTTCTAGCAATTTAATAGCTATTGAACGGAATAAGATAAGTTTACTATCATAAGCTGTCACTAAAATCGGAATACCACAATAGACCTTAATATAATCTATCATTTACTTCCTCCATTTTATTCTTATGCTACTGTAATTACTGCACCAGCGTTATAAGTTTCAACATGACCGCTTGTTAGTGTTTCTACCAAAATCATGTTGCTGTTAGTTTTCCATTCAAAGGCATCAACTTTTGTAAGGTCTTGCATGTCAACGTGATATTTTTGGTCTACCAATACAGTAGGTTTAACAGCCTTTGTACCTGTATAGACAATGATTTCATCAACTCCAACTTCTGAAGCAATTTCAGCGTCATCATTTTTAATACGAACGTGAGCATTTGCAGTTGCTTGACGTAACTCATCTAACAAGGCTTTACGGTCTTCTGCTTTAATAATCAAATAACGACGTCCAGCAGTAGGGCGAACAAAGTCAACCGCTTCTTCAATAGCGTTAGCGAATGGAGTTGTTCCTGCTGATTTAGCTTTTGTAGTAATCTTTTTGATTTTTTTGACATTTGCTTCTTTGTCAATTGATTTAAAACCGTTTGTTCCGTCACCCTCAACAAGCGCAAGGTCAACAATTTTATTAACAATAGCTTGTGTAAGTTCCGCTACAATCAAGTTGTAAAGGTCAGAATATGACATTTGAAGTCGTTTAACACGTTCAGCAAGTGATTGCAATTTATAAACCATTACAGGTTCAAGAGTATCAATAGTGAGTGTTGCAGCCTGTTCTGCTTTTTGTTGTCCGTCTTTGTGGAGATTTGCTTCATTAGCTGAATCAAATGAGCGTGATACGAGCAAAGCGCCGACATTTGTAACACGGAATACTTTGAACACTGGGTTAGTATTTAACAAAACTGTGTTGATTTCATCAACCAATTTACGTGGAAGCTCAAAAGTCTTATCTGTGATAGTTACACCATTTTCAGCAAGTTTTGCGCTCCAAGCGTTTTTAATTTCTGATTTTCCAGAGTTCTTTTTCAATACATCAAAAAATTCTGTTACAGCGTTTTGTGATTCAATAAAGTTTGTCATTTTATCTTTTCCTTTTGGTTTTTCTTCCTGTGCGTTAAGTTCATTCTCAATTTTGATAATTTCAATTGAATTTTCTGAAAGTGTTTTTTCCAATTCTTGTACTTTTGGCAAGTCTTCAATTGCATTTTTTACTTCAAAGCCACTAATTTGAGATTTTAAAGATACGTTATTTTCTTTAAGTTCTGCCAAGCGGTTCTGTTTTTCGATTAAATCAGGTTTATTCATATTTCTTTTTAATATCCTCAATTTCTTTCAAAGCGTTACGGCTTTCAATAATTTTGTTACGTTCTTCTGTGAGTTCTTCGCCCAATGCATTTTGAATAAACTTTGCGTTAGGGTCAGCTGGTACTGAAACAAGAGAAATCTCTTTAAACTGTGCTTTATTTACAACTAGAGCATCATTTTCATTAAACTCATAATCTGTAATGTAATAGGCAATTGATAGTGAATCAAACGCTCCATTTTCCACAGCTTTGTTAATGTTTGGTGCATTGTCGTAAAGCGTAAAGTCAGTCAGGTATTTATTAGAAGCTAAGTCATAATAAACTTTCGCGTCCCCAATTACTTCACTAGATCCAGCTCCGTGTTCATATAGCAATGGATATCGTTCTCTAGCAAACTCAATGCAGTTAGGGGTCAAGATAATACCGTTACGATTCTCTACGCCAACTTCTGAACCAATGCCTTGGAACGACTTAGAACCGTCCTCGTTTTCAGTTACTTTAATTTCAGCACTATTGGTTATTAGTTTCATCTGTGCTTGTTACGTCCTTTCTATTGCCTTGTAAATCACTTAGGTTTTTAACAGCAACTGCGTTAAGGTTTGTGACATAAATATCTCCGCCCTCGATTGGTTGCTCGCCCATTTTAACAAGAAGTTGATTCTGTGTAAAAATAGGAGCGTTGATATTTTCGTGATACAAGTCAATTAATTCTTTCAAAGTTGCAAACTTGAATAGCTGGTTATCTACGATTATGCGTTCATAATATAAATTATCCTTAACTACTCGTCTGCGGTTTGTTGAAATCAGTTTATAAGTCAGTTCCTTTTCAAGTTGAATCAGTAAAGGAATGATAGTAGAGTTATAAAAATAAATTTGTTGTTCTTGCGTAGCAGTACCAAGCAAAATATTTTCATTCATAAAGTAGCCTGTCAAAAGTTCCGATTTAATAAGGTCAATTTCATCTTTGTTTAAAACGGAATAATCTTTTTTAAGTTCTACAATTTCCGTCTTGTTATCAACTGGTGTCAAACCATTGTAACTCGAACCCTCTTGCATGTTCTTTATTGTTGTTAAGGCTTTTTCTCGATACTCTTGCGTATTATCAATATCAAGAAAGGCATTAATTTTCAACAAGCCACGCAATTTACCTTGTTCCAGCTTAGTTTGAATACTAGCTAGAGCATTATCTAAAATACTTGTATCCTCATTGATATAAAAAGGACTGATAAGCCTTACTAATTCTTCAGGTTTATATTCTTTTTTATCGTTAGCAAATAGTAGGTCTAATAGATCTCCTGTTTCACTATCAAATATAGGGTACAGGTCAACATAGCGCGTGCATAGCAACTTTTTAATTACTTTCTGCCAAAACTCCATGCTATTGTGTTCGCCCTTAGAACTCCAGTTTAGAACCTCGTCTAAGTCAGAACCTGCCATACTAATCAAAGTATCAGAACCAACATCAGACTTTTTATATTTAACATGATTAAATTCTACTTTTGTTATTTCATTAGCGATTTTATTATGAATGTTAGTCACAAAGGCACTTGTATATTCTACCGCTTCGTTTTGCCACGCTGTAACTCTTTGAGTATCATTGTTTAGCTTTCCACGTGAAAATGATACCACTTTTCCGAATAAGTTCAATTTTTCCCCTTTCTACCATAAACTCACACCTTTCCCACGTTTATACTCGCTTGTCTTCTTGTTATGGCAAGACTTACAAAGGAGTTGTAGGTTATCAGGGTTCAGCGCTATTTTCCAATCATCAAGATTTTCCCAAGTTAGTTCTATAATATGGTCTACTTCGTATTTTTTAGCACCGAATGCGCCACATCTTACGCAAGTCATCTTATCACGTTGTCTTACATAATCACGGACAGCCAACCATTCTTTTTTATTATACCAACCACTTTCTCGAACTGTGTCAACATTATACTTCATCTGACACCGCCATTTCTAAAGCCATTGTCAAAGCAACAGTAGGGTCAATTTTATCTTTTTCAAGTTTTTTAGTATACATATAGTCCCCATTTTGTCCGATTTTAACAGCAGTATTATTTAAAGCCCACTGCATGACTTTTTGGTTATGGATAAGTTTATTTTCCGCTAACTTAGATTTTAATAGCTTGATATAGTCACTCATTGAGAAACCTTGTCGAATTGCTCTTTGGTTGTCTCCATCTTTGTCAAAGAAATAACGCTCAATCAGCCCTTTTAAAATTTCATAGCGAGCTGGGTCGTATCCGACTTTTCTAAGTCTGCACCCTGTTTTGGTTCTAAAGTCATTAATATGCGGTATTAAGTCGTTCACATTGATGTATTCCGTATCAAGTAAGATTAGTTCGCCTCTGTCAACGAATTCAGTCCATAACTCTTGTTGTTCTGTGTCCAGTTGCTCATATTGAGACCGTACAGAGAAAGTTAGCGTATGGCTGTAAGTTTTACCCTCTAACTCACAAACGAACGATACAGCGGTTAAATCGCCAATTAAGGATAGGTCAATTCCGACATAAGTTCTATTTTTATTAAATACAGATAAATTAAAGTCTGTTAGTTTAGTGTCTTGCGGAGTGAAGTAGTAAGCTGTATCCTGCATAGGTAAGCCCATATTAAACGCTAAGAACTTATTCTGTAACGCTGGGTCTCCTTGCGCAAGCTCGTACTCCTCAATAACTCCTGACCACTTAGGAACATTGCCAATAAGTGGTAAAGCCATAGTCCAATTCTTTTTATCTTTGACCTGCTCATGATTTTCTAGCATGTAAAGCAAGCCGAATGACCTATCATTGTAAAATTCTTCTTCTGATTTGAATCGTTCAACAAGTTTATCATAAAGTCCGTCGCGTTTAAGTCCGCCAGAAGTGATGTAAATACTTTGCCAGTTATCTTGTTTTTGACGTGAACCTTTATTAACTGACTCTGTTATATCCTCGCCATAGGTATGGACTTCATCAAATATATTAAGGGAACTGTTACCACCTTGCGCTCGTAAAGTATCATTTGTTTGCTTTTTAAAAGTGGTTTTGAAAGACGTAAATTCTAGCCCTTGTTTTGTACTCTTGAAAATCTTGTTTTCATTGTACACTCTTAATGTATCACTTGCTTCCGTTTGATTCCTAACTTGGTCAAATACGTGTCTAGCCTGTGTATTATCGTATGCAATAACTAGACTTTCTCCGCCATATTGTCCGCCTAAAATCATCCAGTTAAGCACGCGCGTAGCCATTAAACTAGACTTACCTGATCCACGGCCTAAATTAAGAAAAATCTCATTAATTAGGTTGACTTGAACGCCTTTTTCATCAACCATATCATAGCCTAACATTAACTCATACCACCATTTTTGTGTTGGAAGTAGCTCAATTTTCATCAGGTTACCAGTAGTCAGGTAGAAGTTGTCTTCTATCCATTCAATAGCTTGCGTAACACGGTCATAGCGATAAATATATTTGTTATGAATACGTATTTGCTTCTGAATAGTCTTGCGAATGTACTTATTAATAATAATGCCGTTTTCTTTGTTGTATTCCAACATTTTATTTAAATAATACATTCATTCCCTTTCTATTCAAATACTGATTGCAAATATTCATCTGAATATGGACACCAACCTTCGTCATCAGTCATTTCTTTTTTAAGTTGTTTCCAGTTTGAAAACTGACCAATAATAGAATCGTTGTCTCCACACGTCTCACAATAATCTTCAACTTCTTCTAATTCTTTTTCTGGAGTATTTTCTGACATCAGATAAAGTCCTCCGCCCAAATGGTCTTCAACTACCCAATATTTTTTCATTCAAACCCCTCTGGGACTTTGATTTCTGGCGTTTTATACTTACTTAGCTTATAGTCGTCAAGTTCTTCAATTTTAGCTTTAAGGTCATGAGCACTTGATTCTTCCTGTTGCAATCTCCGCCATTCAGTAGGGTTATAAAGTTCAGGGTTTCCAGCCTTAGCAACCATCATTGCTACCAAGCTATCTTTATCAAGTTCTTTCTCTTTAACCTTTACTTTTTCAACGTTTCCGTCAGCGTCATATATTGTTTCTGTTTCTTTTAGCGTTCTGACTGTCAGTTTGCTCGCTAAGGCACTTTCGGCTAGTTCTAATAGATTTCCCCTAGCAATGCTTTTGGCTTCGTCATACGCCTTTATATTGTCATCTCGCCACTTTCTAAAAGTTTTAGCCGAACAATGCAAACTGGTGTAGATTTCTCTGTCATTACAGCCTGATTCAATTTTATCAATGATTTGGCTAAAAAGCGGTTCTTCATACATCTTAGGTAAAATTGTGGGTCTGCCACCTTTTTGTGTTTGCATATTATCCTTTCTTTTAAATGTGGTTATATCGTTTAAAGCCTATATTTTCGTTCCTGTGAGCGTTAAGTTAATTAGACTTAAATTATATCGTAATGATATAAACACGCTCATACGAGCCAAAATATTAGCATATAGCCATATAATTTCCTTTTTATTTGAGATTTAGCGAGATTTAGCGAGATTTAGCAAGATTTAGCGAGATTTTTCTTTTTGATTTTTTGGGGGATTCGCG